ATAAAGCACCCTCTTTCTCTGCGGGTGTAAACTGGCCCGTAGAGTCTCCTACTAACGTTTCACAGGCGTTAATAATTTCGGCGTGCTCACCCTTACTTAATAAATCTTTGTAATTTCCATCCTGTTTTATCTTCTTTAGTAACGTCTCGGCTACAAGTGTTCCTGTGTTAACTTTGGTGCTCTTTTTATTCCTTATTACGGTATTTGCTACCTTGGCACCATCGAGTGTGGTACTTATAGCAGCTATTTCTTTAGCATAACCCTTAACACCCTCAAAACTAGCGTCATCCATTCCTAGGTTACTTTTAATCGTCGCTATCTGTTCTTCATTTTTTCCATTAGGGGTAAATACCTCATGAAGGGTAGAGTCTCTACCCCCTCCATATTTTGCATGATCTAAGCTCATATAGCTCTTAAGGCTTACCTTAAGTCTCCAAACTTTTTGATCATCCTTAAAAACACCATCAGCCTTAAGAGCCTTAAGTACGTCCTTACTTTTTTGAGGGAAAAAATCCTCTACGGTTCCTTGATCGGGTTCCACAACAAGACCGTCTCTTGCGGCAGCAGCAACCGCTTCCTCCCTAGTTTTGTAGAACTCAACGGTGTCTTGTCTTTTTCCGTCCTTCGTCTGATCACCTACAGGCAAAGATACTATGGGTCTGCGAATAGACCTTCCATACCTTGCCATCTGGTGGAGCAGTTTAGATCTAGCGACCGATGTTGGTGGTTTGATGATGCTGTTTGGTTGCTGTGGTGGGAGCGGGAGTAAAACCAGTGAAGCTAGGTCTAAGGTCTGTTGCCTAACGCCGGGGTCTAAAGCACTAATAATTCCCCCAGGGAGCCATACTTTCTCGGCATTTTCCTCTAGCTTTGACATCTTGGCTGCTAATTCCTTGGACTTTTTAGCAATAAGAGTGTCGATGTGTGTGGTTGGCTTTCCTAAAGCCATAAGTCCCTTTTTTATTTTTTCAAGGCTAGTAATTAATTCATAATCTTCAAACCCAGTGCCTCTAATGTTATTAGAGTTATTTTTAAGCGGTGGCGGCTCTATGATTTTGTCGGTGTCTACTTGTATACCATCGCACTGATCTTCCGCTAAAGTTAAAAGATTTTTCAAGAAGTTGGTTTTGTCTTCAAAGACTAACGCATCAACATTATTGGGATCACCTTGAGGACGGACTATTACATCATTATTCTGAGACTTAGAAAAATTACTAAGAACTTTCTTATTCTTGTCACAGTTTGTGCCATCCCCTGTAGCAACTAAATCAACTAAATCTTTGAACGAGTCGCTAATAAGGGACATTTGAGCCTCGTCCAACTCATAAGGTTTGGAAGCCCACTCGCCGTTAACTAACTCCAATGTAAATTTAGGAGATAATAATTTATTTTCGAACGACTGATGACTTGCCCCTAAAAAGTAGTTTCTGAAGTAGTCTTCATTTTGATACCGATCTTGTATTTCTTTGGGGAGTTTATCCCACACTGCTACAATTTGTTTTTCGACATGAAAAAAGTTATTGGCTACTTTCGTCTTGGTTTCTTTTGAGATATTTTTTATTCTTTCTTGAATAGGTACCGGAAGTCTTTCTTCATCGTCAATCAATGCCGTTCTCTCTTGTTCCCCTGTCACAGTAAAAGCCGCAACAAACGCAGACCACTTCTTCGGGGTATCTATACCTTTTGATCCAGGAAAAGGAACTGGATTAGTATTATAACTTATTTTACCTGCCGCAGTTTCCCAGACCCATAACTGTTTATTGGAAGGAGTTGTAATAGGAGCATCTTTTACATTCACCCACTTCTTGTCCTTTGCATTGTTTACAGCATCGGTTGCTAGCTTTTCTGCTTCAGGGTCTAACTCCTTCCCTTCCAATAGCTTAAGCTTGCGGCCATGATGCTCACTATATGCCTCTAAAAATACCTTAAAGTAATCCATACTATTATTATAGGCTTGTAGCCCTTACCTTTTATTTAGGTTAAGGGCTACACATCTAGGCTACTTAGGGCTTGGGTGTTCCCGTCACCATTAGTATCAGGAGTATTTACCGTAGTCTACAAAGTCATATCGGAAGGTTACTTCTATTGTGGAAAAGTCGTTAGTCGAGTAATTCTTCTCAGAGAAGCTAACAGCTTGAGGGTAAACTCCATAAAGCTCAACAAAAGCGTGAGGCTCATTGGTGTTATCAAGCTCCATGATGGTTAACTTGGAAGCCTTAAAGGATCTATTACCTGCACCTCCAGGCGAAGCGAGCTTAGAGACATCTCCCGTTAAAGGGTCGTAAATAGTCTTAAACCATTCCCATAGCATTGGAGTAGTCCTAGACAGTAATTGGTTGTCAAAAGTTATAGTTACAGCTTCTGGGGTAAACTTGCCAGGGTAGTACATTTTATCATTTACCCTATCAACTACGATGTCATCCAGTTGACCTGCGATAGGGGATACTTGTTTTGCAGCAGCAGTTAGATCGGTAGAGTCAAAGCCATCGGGAACCCCGAAGAATCGACACTCGAACTGGTATGATCTTACCGAATCTAGTTTAGTAGAAATCTTTGGGAGAGTATCACCGGGGGTGAAGTTCGCTCGTAGATTATTTTTGTAAATACTTTGTGGCATAATTATTATCCGCTAATTGTTGCTGACTGACTCGTGAGGTTAACCTCAAAGACAATCGTTTCAGCAGCCTTGGTAGGCTTAATGGTTATCGAGCACCATAACTCATTCCTATCCACTCTGAGAGGAGTGTTTGTCGAAGAGTCGCATTGGACTGATCCTTCAACAATCGCTCTCCTTGCAAGAAGATCACTGATAAAGGGATTAAGTGACGATTCGACAAGTTCCCATGTAAACGCATCGTTAGGTTCGAATTGGAAAGGCTTACCTAACTGAAGTAATGTTTTTCTGATAAAGATCATCAACCTTCTGACGTTAACTCGATCAAGAGCAGTGGGAAGTCTTTGAGTGGTCTTTTGTCCGAAAATGGTAATACCCGTTTGTGGCTCTTTACTGATTGGGTTTACAGCGTTTGAATATAAAGTATCTCTGTCTCCCTGGTTAAGAGGTTGCTCAGTATCCGAAGGCTTAGTTAACCTGCCCCTTCTAAAGCCAGCAGGCGCGAACCAAGGCTCTGAGATACTATCTGTGAAGACACATTGCCTTGCAGCAAAGATCGAAGGATCATACCATTCTTCTGCCCCTGCGAAGGAATTGAATACTTGAACCCAAGGCCAGTAAGCCGCAGCGTAAGATGAGTTAATAGCAGCGGTTCTAGTCCCCTTACCATTCAACCAATCAACAGCGTCTTGAGTATTACCAACCGCATAAGGAGGAGCAATAAGGGCTAAGAAGTTCTTCGAAGATTCTCCAAGAGTGATCAAGGCATTCTGAACATCTTGATCACTGACCCCAGGGATAGCGGCAATCGATATGTTTAAAGAATCGTCATCAAGGGCATACAAACCTGTCTTGGTTGCAGGAGTACCTATCAGTGCCGTTTTATCTCCTGACCCATCCTCTGTAGCACCGTAGCCACTGTTACCGCCAGTAAAACCATGGGTCCCCTCAACGGGCTTAACAAATCTTGGAGTGGCTGTATCTAAAGCAAGTTCTCCATTGAAGCTAGTAGCCACGGATAGTTTTTCTCCAAATTGCTCAGGGATTCCCATGTAAGCCGCCCCTCCTGACACTACATCAGTGTAGATGTATTCCGACTTGTTATTCAATTCATCATTGATTAACAAGAACTCCACCGAGTTTGCAGCAGATGGAGAAAGAACAACTTGGAATTGCTCGACTTGAGCACCTTCACTGTTTACTGTTAGTGAGTCCTCTACTGATAAGTTATTGATTTCAACAGAAACACCTTGAGTGCTTCCATCTCTAAGTCCACTAAGGTTATACCCAGTGCCGGGATAAACAGCTTCTGCTAGCAAAGTAATAGCCGAAGATTGGAAACCTGTTGCCGTAACCCCGGCACCACTAGCACCCACACCACCAGAAACGTCTAAAACAGAGAAAAGAGTTCCATCAACATCAACACTTCCTATCGATCTTACTTCTAAAGAAGCACCCGAACCAGCATACTTTGATGCTAAGAATTGGTTGCCAGCATCATCCACATAAGCGAAAACAGGTTGGTCTCCAACGATAGCAGGATTAAAAGAATTGTAAAGAATTGATTTCTTTGTTGGGTAGGATGTAGACGAAGCTGGAATAATAACAATTCCACTTACCTTAAAGTTTCCACCGTTGTCAGATACGCTGTAGTAAATGGAAGATGATTCACCATGCTCCCAAGTAGAAGACAGTTGAACCGAGGGGCAGGCTCCAAGGGGTATACTCCCGGAAGCATTTGCCGCACTTGCATTAGCCGCTCTGACGTAGTAAAGTTGGTTGGTAGCTTCAAGAATTTCTAGAGCACCTTCAAGACCTTGACCCGGCATTGCAGTGGCTGGCTTACCGAACAACCTTAAGAGGTTTTGCTGACTAGTAACTAGAGTAGGTTTGTCTACCGGACCTTTATCTGCGAAACCAACAATACCTACAACGCTGGAGTTAACATTGGGGGTGTATACTGAAACGTCATTTTCAATGACTACAACGGAAGGACTAGTGGGTAATGCCATGGTTATATGCTCTTATTTATTTCGCTTTTTTGTTTCTTGTCGGGAGTTTAGTATCATAAAATATACTGGGAGATTTATCTTCCACATACCTTATTGTAGCCATTCTCCTTCTAACTAAATTTTCAGCGATTGGACTACTCCAACTATCAGGGGTCTCGATTGAAGACTTAGGAGTTAGAAATATATCTTTATTTCCCTCTGGAGTAGTAAAGGAAATATAAAATCCTTGTAAACTTGTGTTTTTTACGATTCTCATATAAATAGCTCCTACCTTATTTACGTCTAATCCTTGATAATTTTTGTTAAATTGTCAGTGAACGATTCTCTGACTTCAAGTATATTCTTTGTGTCCTTAGGAATAACAATCTCATGGTGGAAGGATACAATCTCCCCCGTGTTAGTTACTGTGAACTTTGGGCTTGGTATATAGGTTTCTAAGGTTACCGTGATGGATTTCTGGAGGATCCTATCCTCTGTATCTTGTGCTTGAACTGACCCTAAGTCTTTCTCTGACGTAATAAAACATTTGTTAAAGTCGGAGTAGATTGTCCTAATATTCAATTCAGGATTAAACTTACTAAAGATGCTGGATCGTAGCATGTCCAAATCAGCTTTATACTTACTCCAAATGTTAATATCATAGGATAGGTTAATAGGTCTGGGGGGCAGGCTTAGTACTCTAGTGGCCCTTAGCTTGTCAGGATCCCAAGAAGTTTCATGTATTAATATAGGCTTGTATCGAAGTCGAAGATCGTCGTTAGAAGACCCAGTCTCCACAACGGAAATTAAAGGTAGAATTAAAGTATTATCAGCCTTTGCCTTGCTAGCAAGTCTTTCTGGATTTCCGTGAGTACATTTTACTCCTACCTTGTTATTATTCCCGTCAAAGTAATGTAGACCCCCAAGCAGAGCTAGTAACTGCCGCAGGCTTTCCTTGTAAACATTGGCTACAACAGGTCTAATTTTTCTGGTTGTGAGGTCGTATATTTGATTCTTAAGCTGTGCCGTCCCCACTAAACTTTGCCTCCGATATCGTTAGTCCTATCGAAGTAGCTCTCGTTATGGATTTCCTTAGTGTCTCTAAGAACCTTAGCGTGAACTAATAGATGGTAAACTCCATACGATTCAAAGCTATCTTCTTGGACCTCAAAAACTTCAAACTTAATGTCTTGGAACTCAGGCTCTAAGACATCTCCAATCTCTATGGCCCTACCCAGAGCTTTCTCCGTGTAGGATTTGTTGAATATAAACACTTGATCTATTTGAATCTCTACACCAAACTGAGATAGATTCTCTTCTATAGGTCTAGGATCGTAGTGTGCCCATAATTTAACAGCTTCTCCCGTTATAGTCTTTTGGCGAGACTCCATGTAGACCTCGTCAATATCCTCCGAGGGGATATACTTGTAGACTGAAATTCTTGATCCTGCAAGTTTGATGTTCTCAGCATCAATCATGTTAAAAAGATTTTTATCCTTTACCTTTCTATACAGAGAAAGTCGTGAATCTCTTTCCTCAGGGAAGTTAGTAGGGGGAGTGGTTACTTTGTACCTCATAGCTCAAGGGGGTTAGAAAATGTCGAATAATGGAGGCTGCTCCAGTTCCGTCGTAAGCTCCTCGATTAATAGTTGCTTATCCTCCCGTGATTCGGATAATAAGGCATCACCGTCCAACCTAGAGCCTCCTGAGGGGCCTGGGAGGGTTTGGTACTTACCTCTAATCCTACCTAGGATCTCCTTAGCAACAGCTAAAGAATATCTCTGAATCCAGTTCTTGTAAGTAGGGTGAACAGTCTCAGCATCTAAAGCTCTAAACTCTAGTAATACTCCCTCTTCATTAGACTCAGGGACAGGCCAAACATGCAAGTATTTATTATTTATTAGCTGCCAAGATGATGCTTTACCTAAGACATTTTTTACCTGCTTAAGGTATTGCTGCATTAACAAATACTGGCTTACATTGTAGTTGTTAAACATCCCTGAATTAGTGAAGAACATGATAGAGAAATCATACTCTAATGATCCTGGGCTGGCACCAAACTTAAAGAAATCTCTCTGATACCAGACATCGTTTAGGTTATTAGCTACCTCCGCAGGAAGCTCATAAACATTAATCCCGGCAGAGGTTTGAAAGCTAGCATATTGAGTCATCCAGTCAGGAGAATGGTATTCTAACTTTGATATCGCTTCCTCGATACAGGTCTCTACTTGGAAGTCCTCTAGCTCTACATCTACTACAGGATAACCAAGTCGCCCAAAGACAAAGTCCTTAACCGTGCGCTCAAAAGGTTTCCACTCACCTGTACTAGTAGCATCCCTGTTATTTAAGGATTTAGTTTTGGGTTCAGGATCAATTTGATCACTTAACTTATTACCTCCATACTTTCCGTATGAGGACCCGTAGCTAGTTAGGGTAGGTATTCCTAGTTTATCTGCCATACAATTATTTACCCTTCCTATAAAAAAAGGGTTCAGATATAATCTGAACCCTTTCTTATCTTTTAACTAAGAGTTAGCTCTTAGAGATCTCCACCAGCAGCGTAAGCACCACCGAAGGCTTGACCTTGGTTGCCAGTGTTACGGTAGAGTTCCGGCGTGATGAAGTCAGAACCAGTTCCGATCAGTCGGATAACACGGTAGAACCTCGAAGCAGGCTGAACCGCAACCTTACCGTAACGAGTCAGGATACCCTTTCTCGGTTGGAAGGTCTCAGGATCCACGACCGTATCCAGCGGCTGAAGCGGGATGTAAGGGCAGTAGAAGAAGCCAGCGTCCATCGGGCTTGAACCCTTGTAGCCAACAATGATTTCATCGTCAGGGAACATCGGGTCAACAACCAGATCATACTTGCCAGCAAACTTACCCTTGTAAGTGATTTGGCTTCCGGTCGTGTTCGTAGGACCGTCTTCTCTAGCAAGACCACCCTCAAGCTTCGCAGCCGACTCAAGCATCGTAGCAATCACAGGCGAAGTAATCAAGACGTTACCCGGACCACGAAGAGTAGTCTTGTAAATATCTTGGCTTGCGTGGTTGATCAGAGCAAGGACGTTCGAATAGACTTGACCCAAGTGCTGTGGAGCAAAAGTAGTCGCGCTATCCGTGAACCGCTTAAGGTCCATCACGAAGATGTTAGAATACTTACGGCTGATGCCGTTGGAGGTTGCACCGTCTTCATCAATCAGAGCAGGGCCAAAGTCATACTCGTAGGCACCGGCAACGAAAACGCCGCCGTTACCCGGCAGGTTCGATTGAGCAACCGTACCACCGTTGCCTTGGAAGTTATCCGCGCCGCCTTGGTAAAGACTTTCGATATCCCAACCACCGCCATTCGCAGCAGGACCGTAAGCGATCATGCGAATGTCTTCGATCAGTTCACGGTCAATCTCAAGGTTCATTTCCTTCGAGAGAAGATCCGTCAGTTCAGCTTCCATGTCAAGGTTATGGTATGCCTTGAGGTCTTGAGCAGCTTCGAGCGTCCAAACGGCTCTCATCTTACGCTCACGAGCTTGAACAGTCTGCTTCTGAATGTGCATGTTAACCTCAGGAATGAGGTTACCACGAAGTCGCTCACCCGCCGAAACAGAGTAACCGAGGATCGAGGTGCCACTTGGGTATGAAGCAAGCTGACCACCCATCGTAGTCGAAGGCGCACCATTCTGATGGTCAAGGACGTTGGAAAGGTCGAAGCTAGAAGCGACTGCCCAGTTTGCGGTATCGGCAGGCGCGGTGGCGTTCGCCGTTGCCCGAAGACCACTTGCGTAGTCACCTTCAGGCCCAGCCCAATTCTCGCCAGCCGCTTGAACGCCAGAAAGACTCCAGGAACCAATAGGACTTGCCGTCAGGTTACGAGGAGTAATGTTGAACTTCGAGTACATCGTTTGCTCGACGTTGTCATGCGCTCTGGAGTTACCCATGTAGAAGATCTGCGACACGGGGCCTTCCATGGCTTGCGTGGCACCGATCTTGTTGAACATAAGTTCCGGGTACATTCGACGAATCATCGGGAATGCAAACTTTTGGAAGGTGCCGATCTTACCAGTGGTAGTCGCGGTTTGGCTTAATGCCTCTTCGTTAAGAGTAGTACTCTTAAAAGCTTTTGCTTGGTTTTCAAACAACCGAGCAGTTTGATAAGCGATGTGTTCATCCGCGATACCATCAAGGAGTGGTTCCCAACGCTTAAGTAATTCATTTCTGTCTATAGAAGTCATACTATTATCCTCTCAAATTATTATTGAGTTTGTCTATCACGCCTTGATTTATCCATTCATTGTGGACAGCGTGGTTCTCTACTAACTTTTCACTAGCTTCCTTCACTTTGAAGTTATCTTCACTAATGACGAGTGCCTTATCAGAAAGTCGCCTTTCTGCGTTAGAGTTTTCCTTAAGTTTGCGAGCAGCTTTCTCGACAGTATCTAAGGATTCTTCTAACTTAATGTTTTTGTCCGAAGAGAGCTTAACCGATCTCTTAAGATTAATGTTTTCTTTGAGTAGCTTATCTAATTGGCGAAGGAGAGCATCGTTCTTCTCTTCTTGCGCTTCACCAATAGAAGCTAGGGCATCTAGACCATTGAGTTCGTCTTGAGCGTTAAGCTCAACAGCAAACATAGATCGGACACTCTCAAACATCTGAGCGTTTCTAAATGTCTCGTTTTCCAACTCAAGCTCTTTAAGGGCTTGCTCCTTTAACTTTTCGACGTTACCGCGAATGAAAGAGGTCACCTTGTTGGATAGGTCTTGAACCTCTTCTTGAACTTTTTGTTTTATAGTTACCGAAATGAGACCGGCTACCTTTTCAAGGGTAGATTCATCTAAACCCTCAGGTAAATAACTGGCAACATCTTTGATAACTTCTGACGTATTTGACATATATAGAACCTCTATGTAGTTATGTAGTAAGTTGTAACAATTTTACTTATAATTATTATTTACGCGGCCTTCTTCGCATCAAACCCTCTTACTCTTAGGAACTTCTCCAGATTGCGTTCCCACTGGAGTTCCTTTGTGGATCTTTGCGTTTTTCCTCTTAGCAGGCTTCGGGACCTTATAAGTCCCAGAGTATTTCTCCCCACTAGCATGAGCTTGCCGTCTAGCAGCAGCGGAGTCTTCACTACCCTGTTCACGACGCTCGCGTTCTTCCGCTGCCTGACGCTTCAGTATATCGGTTATTGACTCGTCTTCACTAAGATAAGCTTCAGCCGCTTTAATAATACTTTCCCTTGCTTTCTTCTTTGGAAACATGTTGTCTATCTTAGCGTTTCTAACGATCGTATTAAGAGGAGTTGTAACTTTCGGCTTTGGCTTCGGCTTCGGCTTCGGCTTCGGCTTCGGCTTCGGTGCGTCAGGCTTCGGTGCGTCAGGCTTCGGCTTCGGTTCGTCGTGCCCGTTGGTATCGACAGTGGCGTTGCCTTCGGCTTCGGCTTCGGCTTGGGCAGCTATAAACCTCTTCGGGTTATCTTTAATCGAACCCTCTTCGATAGAACTACCCCAACAGACTTTCTTGAAGCCTTCAATTAAAGCGTTGCCAATGATTTCTGTGGAGGAGTTTTGCGAGTCTTTCTTCTCAGGAGCTTTCTTGGCCTTCTTCGCACCAACCCTCTTACTCTCAGGAACTTCTCCAGATTGCGTTCCCACTGGAGTTCCTTTGTGGATCTTTTGATTGTATCTGGGAATATTCTGCTGTGTGTCTGCGTGTCCTTGTGTCTGTCCATCTACTTTCATTGGATTATCGGCAGTTGCCACCTTTCCACCTGCCCCAGTAATTGTGACAGTTGGCACGGTCTTCCTAGGTGTTGCCCCGAATCCTAATGATCGTACTGCTTCATTATCTTTATATCTGTCGGACTCTTCCTCACTAACTTTACCAAGTGCCTCTTTAATCTTACTCTCAAGCATTGTTATAAGAACTCTATCCTTCTTATGCTTGGAAACAATAGCTCGGGCACGCTCGCTATTCTCTCGCATGGACTCACACATTGAAGGGAACGCCCCCTTGGTCGAAGGATCAGATACAAGGTCAAAAGTAATAAGTTTAAAGTCCTCATTAACAATCTTACCCGTAGTCCCTTCAGACACGCTTCCTAACCCTCGACTCGAAATACCAATCTTTACATTATCCTGAAGAAGTGCTTCGACGATCTTTCCGTTAGGAGTCGATAGAATTTCAGCCTCACCCATAACTTGTCCACCCTTCTCAACCCAGAGTTTAGTGATCAAGTGAGATGCTTGGGATAGATGAATAGCGTCATTGGCAGGATGATCTAAAGCACCAACTAACGATCGATCCCCAATCTTCTCTTGGATTGCCTTCACTTGGCTCTCCAGGATCTTTCGAGGGTATACTCGACCATTGTTGTTCTGCTCGTCGCATTTTTGAAAAACACCACGAACTCTTAAACGCTTATTAGCAGCGGTTCCTTCATTGATAACCTGGAGCTTGTCCAGAACGGTGTATTCTACTAATAACATAATTAATCTTTTTGTTTGCGAGACCAGTACTTCTTGCCTTTGAATTTTTCACTATTCTGCTTGCCATGGCGAACCATGGTCCTTACAGCATACTTCTTCACATCAGAAAACTTTGAAGGGATAGATCCAGAAGAGAAACCCTTTGCTGTTCTACCTCCAACTTCCTGCTCCTTATCCTTACCCCACTTTTGCTTAGTGATAACGTAAAGTCTATCAGAACCATCGGTTGAGAAAATTTGTCCTAAGTATCCTTTCTTCAGTGCGTCGGTTATAGAGTCGTAAACTTTAACCCTAGACTTTGAGGCATTACTATGGGACTTTTTAGAGGAAGACATCATCTTTCCTCTGCCTTTAGCAGAACCTTTAGCCTTAGTGGCTTTTGTTTCATTTATGAGTCTTAGTAGATCCATTCTTTTTCACCTTAAACGACTTTGCTGGCTTGGGAGGGTAAGAACTGCCTTCCCTTCCAAACATTAACTTTTTACCGACATTGGCACCTAAGCTACCTGTAGCGGTCATCTCGGACATAACTTTCTTGGCTTCTTTGACCAAAATAAGAAGTTTTTCCATTAAACTCTGCATACGCTCCTCAAGTTTTTGGGCCTCCGATAAAGAGGACTTCTTTACCGGGACACTAGGCTTCTTGGTGCTCTGCTCGTTTAAAGAAGAAGACTTAGCAAAGTTTAATATAGAATCAACGTAGCTATCGGAAACCTCTATACCTTTAACGTCTACTATAGCCCTTGCAGGGGAACTAGAATTTCCTTGTTCGACCAACACTACTTCCTTTACCTCTGAAGTTCCAGTTAAGATACCCTCCGAGAGGGCTATCATCTTCTTCATATCGAAAGACATAAAGACTACTGAACCTCTAGCTCTTCTTCCTCATCGTCTTCTTCAGACTCCTCTAAAGTTTCGCCTTCTAGCTCTTGAGCTTCCTTTATGGTGTCAAGAATAAAGCTGACGCACTCATTCATGTTCTCTTCCGAGATCGGCTCATCAAGCTCCGATTCACAAAGAGGGCACGCATGGGCTTCCGTTGATTCCTCAACGACTTCCTGATCAACTTCAGCAGCCTCATCAATCTTGCTAACTAAATCGTTAGCGGCTAAAACAGACTTGACGTATTCGTCACTAACATCTAAGTACTTCATAATAAAAATCCTATTAAAACTCCGGGTATCTATATGTATTTATTCTGTCCGAATATAAATGATAAAAATATTAACACGCACCAGTACCAGCCCCTATACGAGCATTCACATTTATTTTCTTAAAGAGTATTTCTCCCGTGCCGTAGGATATCTTAATGACTCCTGGGACAGTGTGAGTTATTGTCACTCCTGCACTTCTGGTAAAAGTCATCTCTCCAGTGGAAGAATTTATACTGTAGTAATCCGTAATATTGTATCTTGGCTCAGGATTAGTAGGGTCTGGTTGAGGAGGGTAGTTAAAATTCTCCAACGTATAAGATACTCTAGAGTCTAAGGGGCCTCGTATAGTGGCGGGAGCAGTAACAGGGATAAAGGTTGCTCCGACCCCACGAAGGCTAGTATAATTGGTCCCAGTCGTTTCTTCCTTCAAGGTTATTTGGAATCCATTAGGGTTTACAGGAGTTGTAGGGCACCATTCCTGGAAAGTTCTAACCCTTTCGTTTAAAGACCCAAGGGAAACCGAGTATCTAGCCCTAGCAGAAAGAGTAGGGTAAGAATCAGTAATACCGATAACAGAGTAGCCTAGAGTCTCTCCTTCGTTTCCTCCGAATCCCGCTATAATTGACGCAGCGTTTCCCCCACCATTAGCGAATACGGAAAAATTAGATTGAGTGTCTGCGGCATCTCCACAGTTTAAGGGATCCCCATCCCTCACAACCCCTATGCCATTAACAAAAACTGTAGGACTTCCTACAGACGCTATAGGAGTATGAAGGTGTGGATGGTCCCCTCCGTGGTGATGGGGGGCATAAGAATCTCCTTCCAGTATAACTTTCTTTCCCTCGATGGTTACCTTAGGGGATCCAGGAATTGCAGGGACCGGAGGAAAAGCGTCATGACCTTGGCTGAGTTCTCCTTCTACAACAATTGCTGGCATTACCTGTCACCTTTCTTAATTATGACCTTTTCGTCATCTTCTAGGATTTGGGAGGTTAAATCCTTATCAGTCCTAAGAAGATAATTTATTTTCATATTATGCCTAAAGCCTCTCTCTAAACTATTAAGAAGTTCTCTGTCGAAGTCGTAGAATAACTCACCTACCCTGTTAAGGGGCATTCTTCTCAAGATGTCAAACCACAGAACCTCATTGGGCCTGTAAGTATTATAGAGGTAGTCTATAACATCTTTTACCATAAAGGAGGTTCCTGTAGATGATACGGGAGAGCTACTGGTTTGATATGAGCCATCTCTATAGAAGGTATCAGTATAAAGGGACGAAGAGGCTTCATACTTATATAATACGTTTTGGGTATCGTTAGGCTCAACCAGTCCAACCTTCAACTCTCCCCCCGTACTATTGTATAAGTTCTCTTGCTTTAGTTCTGGGGTAGGATTAGAACTTTTAATGCTTGATCTAAACTGTAAGCTTCTTATTATTATGGGTTCGTAAGAGGTTATCGTAGAGAACCCATTAAAAGGATTAAACTTAGATCCTGCTACGGGAGTTACTATCAACCCAAAAGGAATATTCTTAGCTATTAGAATCCCTCCAGGGTAGTCTTTTCCTGTGCTAACCCCTTTAAAATTAATGTCATTTTGGCTTAAGCTGACACTGGAGGAGTCTAGGATATACCTGTACAAAGGATCTCGGTAGTCGATATTGACTCTAGTAATTGCCATACCGTTATTCTTGGTATGCTCATCAATTAAATCTTGATCCTCTATTACGTTATAGTTGGCGGTGTAAGTAGAGACTAAGGGATTTGAATTATTTTCCAGACCTATCGACTCCAGGTCTAAAGGCATATACAAGGGCTTTAATGCAGAAACTCCAGTGTCCCCTTCGACCAACTCATTATGAGACTCCAGGGAGGATGCAGTTAATGTGACCTCTGTGGACTGCCTGAATAAAGTGAGCGCGTTATACCTAGTATTATCGGAAACATAATAAGTGCTCGCAGCGTCATGAGTCGTAACCAGGGGAGTAGAGTTTAAGTCTATTTGGTTAATATGCATATAGTAACCATCACCCTCACCCGTAGGAACCGCGAAATTAGCTTGGGTTCCTGAGGTGGTTACGTTTATGCCTCCATCAGATAGGAATAAGTCTTGCTCTTTCTCTACCCCGTGGCCCGTCCTTTCCACTATACACTTAGCATTAATATCGGTATTCAGCCTACGCTGCCTACGCATTTGAAGTTTCCTTAAATTTATTTGACCATCAGAACTTGCCAAAACAGACTCCGAAGCGATTACCCCTAAACCTGCTCTTTCGGACACTTCTTTATTTTGTAGTCCGGTATATACTATTTTTTGATCCCCCCCTTGGGATCGAGCAAGATCAAGGTAGAAGGACTCATCAAACTCCGACATCGTTCCTGTTATAAGATGTTTTCTAAGCATCTCCAAGAAAGAAGTTTCTCCTACAAGTTGACCTCCAGGGAAATGGATAATTCTAAACGCTTTAAGTAATTCAGGGTTTATACTTGCTCTAACATCCTCTAAACTTAATCCAAGGAAGGACTCATCCCATACAACATTGGATCCTTGATTATTAACTAGGTTTGCTACCGAAGCAGGTACTATATTGTTAAACACACTCTGAGTAACAAAAATAGACTTATTGCTAGGGCTACTCTTAGTTGTTACAGGAGCAAAGAAGTTATACTTAGGATTATAAAGCTGTGAACCTTGTACCGAGGCGTTAGGATTAGAAGGATTCTGAAGTGCCTCTTCTTGCAGGACATTTATAACCTTAACATTAGGCTCCCCCACAGATTGCTGGTTTGTGTTGCCTACGCTAGGGATCTTAGGGTTGCCATAAGACCCAGGCTGATTGGGTGCGTTAGTATATATTTGGCCTCTAGAACCTACAGACTGATTAGGGGCGTTAGTATATATTTGGCCTCTAGAACCTACAGACTGATTAGGGGCGTTAGTATATATTTGGCCTCTAGAACCTGTAGACTCATTAGGGGCGTTAGTATATAGACTACCGTTGTTACCTACTTGAGCGACACAAGCTGTTTCACACTTACTCTTGGAATCATAAGACCCGGCAGGTTGTGGCCTTTTTGAAGATATACTAATAGAAGTGCAATTGCCTGTAGTATTGTTACAATGCCACCAAGTATTACCACCCGTAGTAGGTCCCCCAGGGGGTCCCCCAGTAGGGGCGGGGGCAAATGGATTTCCTCGCCCCCCCGTCTCCCCTCCTATTGGAGAAATACAAAATTGTTTACATAACTTTTCACTTTTATAAGAGCCGTTAGGGATTCCTTTACTTGAGGATAAGGTCGCGGAGGTGCAAGTGCCTGTGCTAGTATTACAGAACCACCAAGTAACGTGACCCCCTCCCGTAGTAGGTCTAGTTACGTCAGATCCACCAGTAGTAGGTTTATCGGAAACATAGCCAGGATTAGGAGGAAGTAACTCAATAGCGGGGTTGCGACAGTTAGGTTTGCAGTCTTCTATAGAAGCATAGTCGCAATCGGTATCATCAGGATCCGGGTTTGGTTCCCCGTTAACTACTTCTCCGTCACAAGGCTTACACATCCTGTAGTTTTCGTTAACCCACTTCATTCCTGGAGGGGGTGGTGGTGCCAATCCAGGAGAAATTGTCACGCACTTAACTTTAATTATTCTCCTAGGAGGAACTGGGGGAACTATGGGTGGTATCTTAAAATTAACATCTCTAGGCTCTAAGGTTGTACCGGGGGTTGGAACCGGAAGATTAGGGACAGTTACAGGTTGCCCCCCCGGAACAAACTCACCGCAACCAAAGCGAACCCCAGCCATTACAGAAGAGTAAGAACCGGGTTTGCTTGGTTTAAGGAAGTCCTAGATGCATTTTCAACACTATTATCGACTCCCATTATCTGGAAGCTTACCGTAGGGTAAATAGCTGCTCCTAATGTCACAGACTCATTACCGTTCCCGGCTAAAGACCCATTAGGGTTGGGTGCCGTCATAATATCCCCATTCATTACAGTAAAGCCACAATACTTAGTCCCATCCCCTCTATTTTGAGCAGGCATTCTACTAAACATATCATTTTGAGGGCCTCCTTCAGCAAAGTAGGACCAGTCATCACTAGACCAGGACACAAATATAGTAAACTGATCATCCCTCCGGTCAACCCACACAGAGGCTGTTCCACTATTGCTAATGTGTGTATTAGCAACCTGTGACACTGAAGCCCTACAGCTTAAAGGAGCGCAATTTTGAAGTTGAACGTTAACAAAGTAATCCGTCATCCAAGGAGTCGCGGTTCTGTTAATCGCAATAGTCTTCTCTACGAAGAAAAATGTGGTTAAACCTTGCTGTTTAAAGTTTGTGGTCAGCGTGTTCCTTCCACCAGACTGGATAGACCCTTGCCCTGATAATCTAGGAATTCTGCCACTATTAGCAGCAAAGGCTTCATCGAGAGCGGCAGAGTTTGGCTTACTCTTAAAAGGACTATACTTAATATCTTGCGTAGTTGCAGTAGGACCTCCCATCCCCCATTGACAGTAATTTACTCTATCATTAGGGAAACTACCCTTATCTGCGAAGTTGCCCTGGCCGCACCACCTCGCCACATCCCAATCAGGAAGGTCAGGAATTGAATTAGTAGCGTATCCATATCGGGATTCTACTAATGCCTTAGCTGCATTGAAACTTGTAATATTTTGCGTGTCTTTTAAGTAAGCTCCTAGAGCACCTTCCACACCGTAAAGCATCCCACCCTTAATTGTTCCCGCTCCTACAATTCTTGAAGCCGACTGGGTTTGTGCTATTTTAGTAGAAATTTCGTTTTTTAGGTTATATTTAAGCTCTTCCGCATAAGCCTCAGTCACTACTGGGTTTGCTAAAGATACTTGAGGGGTCGCCGCAGCAATACCGGACCTTTCATTGTAGGCTAATTCAGTAGTCCTAAAGAAAGGTCTAATATCAATTAAGTCATCTACAGTTAGGATTGCAGCACCATTGGCATTCAAGGATGCAGTATTCTTAACTACCACGTAGGCTACCGGAAGTATCGACTGCCCAAGTAACACTACTGAGTCTTGGACCCCACTAGAATCGCCGCCTGCTAAGTTCTCAGCAAGTAACGGAGCAAGGTTCATTAGGTCATCAGGAGAAGGGAAAGAACCTCGTATAGCTACTCCCGCAGAGGTTTGGAATCCAGTACCGTCTTGAAGCTCGTCTGACGGGTTAGGAAGCATTAGAGTAACACCCTCAAGACTTTGAAGCTTTACTACGTTTTGAGAGGTACTAAAATTAGTGGAGGTTCGAGTATCTAAACCCACTCCCGCACCCTTCACTATCCCTAAGGCAGGAGCAGTTAAAGTTCTAGCGGACCCTCCCGCATAAGAGGGAACTTTGGTCGAAGGTTGATCTATAGGCTTTGAGTATATAAAAACTAAATCAATTCTTTGGGTAGAATCAAGAGGCTGATTTTCCCCCGCACTATCAATATAGAAAAACTCCGTCGAATCAAATGCAGGTATTTCTATTTCTAACTCTGAGGGAATATCTACAATTGCTGTTCTAGCTACGCCTCTCCACCTTTTAATAAACGCTGACTCTACTCTTCCGTTCTTTTGAAAACCTTGAGTAGAGTCGAAGGGTTGGGAGATCCCGCTATTATCAACGGTTCTACCAAAAATAGAGTAGTAAAAGTAATCTCGGTCTGTTCTATTCGCCCAAATCTGACCTTGAAATCCAGGGTTGATCGAAAATGGCCCGAACAACGGATCAGTTGTCGCTCCATCAGCGGGTATGTCAGTGGTGGTCATAGGATAGACAAAGGACCTTTCAAACAACCCATTCATACTGGTTGCGTTTTCTGCCATCTTAATCTGCCACTTTTCTAGTATGGGACCTACGTTGGGTCCAGTATTTGTCTCACACCTATAAGTATTAGGAGAACCATCGCCTACTCCAAGTATCTGGGATATAAACTGAAGCTTAGGTAAAGTAATTGCGTCGTTGATTCTTGCTGAAAATCTTCCGGGTCTAACTTTAACTTTAGAGTTTGTTGCGTCAACGTAAGGCTGAAGTTCAGATAGTCTATCCCTACCTAAGTCAGTCCTAGCCTTAAGCAGACCATCTACTTGATCCTTGAGAAAGTTAGAATTCTCTTCTAATTGCTTAATGGGAATGTTATCAACTTCGTAGTAATAAGGGTCATTAGCCTTGAAGTATCTGACGGGATCCGTGTATCTGTTACCAGACTCAAAGTATTTAGTGGTTGCCATTAGTTAAGTTTCCTGAGATCAAATTTATTTACAGAGGCAATACCTCTTCCCGATGTCTTATCAGCTACGGAGTCTCCTCCAAACCCTGTATCAAATGGATCATATATTCTAACCGTATTAGCCAAGCCTGATTTCCCTACCGCATTATGTTTAGCATTAGCAAACGTATTTGCAGCGGAGTCATCCAAGAAAGCCTTTACCGTATTAGGATTATAGACCATTGAGGATGCGTAATAGAACCCAGCGTCACTTATTGTGTAATAGGAAGGAGAGAATATAGCTTTAGTTTGGAATGCACTCACATCTCCAGGGGCAGATAACGAACCTGAGAC